GACTTCGGCATGGCCCGGGCTAGATGCTAGGTATCCCACCGTCCGTGGGTTAGTATCCCACATGCCATCCCACCAAAAAGCGAACGGTTCGCCGTGGGGATAAATCACCAGACGGGCATCAGGATATTGGTCAATCACGCCCCGATAAAATGGCGGTGAGTCGTGATCCAATAAAATCATATCCGGTTCATTCGCGACGCCCTGATGTCCTAACTCTTGCAAGGCGTATACCAACGGTTTTACACTCGAATTGTGATCTTTTACGCCGAATTTCATCGGTGAACTACTCCAATCCCGCCCCACTGTTGTTTATCGGGCGGCAGGGCATAAAGTTCCTGGGTGATATACCCGCCCCGCTGGATTTCACGCCAGAGTTGACCCACGCCAATATGCGGGCTGAACTCCGGCGTAATCAAATCATGGAAGGCAATCAAGCCACCTTTGCGCACCAATGGGCCGTATAACTCAAAATCCCGCTTGACGCCTGGGTAGGTGTGATCCCCGTCGATAAATAAGAAATCAATTTCAGGTACGATGTCGGTGAGTTGATCCCGCATCGCTTCCGTTTGCGAGTTGCCCCATAAACAATGCAACTCCACATCTTCAGGGCACCAGGAGCGCCAACGTTTCTCAGGATGTACGGGTACCACTTCGGGCGTGTATAAATCAATGCTTACCACGGTCGCACCGGGGGTTGCTTCAGTCAACCAATAATGCAAGGTACCGCCGTGTTCGGAGCCAATCTCTACCACCCGTTGCGGTGCCAATCCCCTGTAGGCATTGACTAAGGTACTCAGCTCAAACGTCATTTGAGATGTATGCACGGGTGCGCCGTTCCATTGCGTTTTATCGCGCTCGGCATAACTGTATTGGTTGCTAAACATTGGCTAAGTTCCTTTCAAACAACCATGGTTCCGGCGGTTGGATCTCGCCCCGTAAATAAGCGCCCGTGATGTCATCATTATAAACATCGTAAATCATGCGTAGGTGCTGCGGCTGGAAGTCCCGCCCCAGAAAGTTCTTACCCGTCGCCCGCTGCTGATGATATTGCCAGTTAGGGAACTTCTGCAAAAGTAACAGCATTTTGTCAGTTGCTTGTAAGACGGCGCGGGCGCTCACTTCGTGAATGGTATCACCGTAGCAGAGAGTGGGGCGGCATTGGTGTAATATCTTTCCGGCGTCCGGCTCGTCAATGATCTGGTGGAACGTGCAGCCCGCCCAATTCGGTTCTAAGAAATATTGCGGCCAAAAGAGCGTTGCACTCCCCCGATAACGGGGTGACAGGCCCAGGTGTAGATTTATCATCGGTACGTCGATATACCAGTGGAGCAAATGACAACCAAAGACTAAAATCAAGTCCGGTTCCAGGTCGGTAATAAAGCCCATGCTTGCGCCGCTATTCATTTCATCCTGGGATACCATTTTGGTGTTGACGTTCAACTTAGGACTGCCGAAATAGTCCGCTTCCACCACATTCCGATTATGGAAATGACGATTGAATAACTTGCGGTCATGCGGTTCAATCCAGACGGGCGGCTGGGGTAGCATCCCTTCCCGCTGTTCGAGCAGCGCCCCGACTACGTTGAAATTTGCGGCGATGGTGCTGTGATAATGCAGGTGCCGGGGCTGGGTGCCGCCGATAATGGCTATCTTCATCCGATCAGTTCCTTCCACTCTTGCGCCGATTTCTCGACGTTGTATTCCGCTTCTACCCACTTACGACCCGTCTGGGCTACTTGTGCCCGGTATTCGTGATCGGTGAGCAGGGTGTGAAGGTCAGCATAATCAAATCCGCTCACCGCCGGAACGCCACAGGCAAAGGCCGTCACGTATTTATTGTTCGATTTGACCGTACCCCACGGCCCCGGATAGGGCGGTAGGATGGCTACATCGTGCGCCCCAATCACGCTGTTTTCATTCGCTAAACTCCACTTGGTATGATAGACGGGCAATTCGGCGATATTCCACGGCGCTTCAGGGCGGTCGTCGCAAATGGTCAACTGCACGTTGATACCGTTCGCTCGTAGTCTCATCAGTGTGGCGAGGGCGCCTAATAATGAGTTACGGTTCTGGAAAGCGCCGTACCAAATCAGTTTGGGATCGTTCGTGACGTGATGCTGTTTTACAATCTGGAAGTGATCAAGGTTCAAGCGGTCTTTGATAACGGTCACATCTTTACCCGACCACGCCGCGAAATCATCTGCTAACGCCTGGTTACTGGCTATAATACCGTCAACCGCTTCGGCCATCGCTTTTGCTTCAGTTGGATTGAACCAGTGTACCGGGTCGCAGATGTCCCAAAAGAAACGATAACCATCTGCTTTCATTTTGCGGACGATTTCACCATCTGGTGTTACTTTGACTAACACTATATTTTTGCAATCTTCAAATGATGGTATATCCGGATTGCTGTACTCAATTACATCAGCGTCTAAGTGCTTTGCCACCCAATGCGCCCGCATCCGGGATGAAGCCCATTCCACGGGGCCGGGGGTGATGAATAAGGTGTTAGGCATTCAAAACGCTCTCTTTCTGTTCCGTGAGCAATTTGCGTTGCCGATTGACTTCACGCCGCTGTTCCTTTTTCACCTGTGCCACCCTTTCTTTTGGAATTGCGTTATAGTGCGCCAAGCCTAGCTCCATATTCGTCATATGCCCACAAAGTACGCCCGGATCTCCGTATAACTGGAAGCCCGCCTGCAGGGCATAGAAAGGAAAACGGATGTCACTGCCAATCTGCTCCCGGTCACAGCGCAGCGGTCTAAACTCTTCTTTGATCTCGTTCAAGAATGCTTGACGAGCGATCTTGTTATCATTGTTATCGTCTATCAGGCGCTGCAATCCATTGACCCCGCCCATGATACGCTCCAGGTCATAAGCCCAGACATCCATATCATCTTCGAGAACTTCCCACTCCCCTTTGAGAAGTTCTCGCACCCCCAAGATGACGGAGCGGTGAGCCAATATGCACCCCCAGCCGCTTGCGCCAATTCTATGGAGCTGCCCCTCTTCAATTTCCCCCACCCACGGCTCCAGCGGGAATTTGCCCGTAAAGGGACGATACCAGACCGGGCCCATTGCATCGAGATTACGCCGCATATAAAAGCCACTCAGATAGGGCATCTCATGCGAGCGCAATCGCTCCAGCGCATTCTGGGGAAAGATCATATCAACATCCATCAAAAAGATGAAGTCGTAATGACTTTCTATAAATTTGTTAATGTGCCATTGTCTTGCTTCATATCCTTTGGTTGCTCGGATATATTGAAGCGGCGAGTCGTAACCCCGTCGGGCTAATCTTTCGATGCTGTCCCGACAAGGCCCGTACTCGCCATCTGGACCGACAATGCCAATATAGACGCTGCCGGTATATTTATGTGGTTGTTTTTTCGCGGTCATTCGATCTCCAGGGTGGTTGGAGATGTCAACGGGGCTGGGCTACTTTGTGACCACCCCACTAGAGCAGCCACAGCCCCGCTCACATCACCGCTTAGGTGGTATTGATCGTGCTGGTCATTTTGGTATACTTCCAGGTTGTGCCGGTAGTATTGACGGCTAAAGAAGCCGTACCCCCCGCCGTAACCACTAGAGTCACTTTATAATCACCACCATCAGTAGTTGGTAACGTGGCTTCAGGTGTGAGTAGATAGCCGGTGGAATTACCGCCCAGATAACGCGCACCATTTACTCTGATTTGGCCCGCAACCAGCAAGGCGGTTGAATTAGCCGACAAAGCTTGCGCACCAACTTCGATTCGTTCTTTACCGAATGCCCCTCTAGGGGATGATTGGACGTGAGCCATTATGTCACCTCCTAATCAACGTAATCGCTGAAGAAATAGCCTGCGCCAGTCGCGACCACTTTATGCACGTATTGTGCCTTCGATTGAATTACATCGGCGTGCTTATCGTCGTTGTAATAGATCGGCATTACGCCGCCCAATCCGCCGCCGGGTGCCCAGTGGAAGGTATAACCTGCCGCGGGTACAAAGATACCGGGGGAAGTGGGGCGATACAAGAGTAAGGCGTCATCATCGACGATCGGCGAGTAACTGCCCGTCTGCCCTTCGTTGGCCGTGTTGTAGATTGCCGCTCCCACCAGAACTTCATCAACGCCCATTACTGCTGCTAACGCCTGTTCCATCGTGGCGACGGTGGCGCGAGCGGTGTATTTGATCCGGTCAATCAGGTCGGGATGGTTGATGAGTTTATCGAATACGATTTCACCCATAATCAACACATTCGGGAACTGTGCAATCGACTGTGAGATGGTGCGCTTCGCGGTACGAATATCACCCACGGGATCACTGGTAGCATAGGTTGACCACTTCGTAGAAGTAGATCCACCCGTGGCATCCGTGCCCCATACGCCCGTAGCCATGTAAGCAGCCGCAAAAAGTCGCTCTTTGCGAAGCGCCTGAATTTGAGCCAAGCGCATAATGCCAGCTTGCTCCAATTCCATCGGCGCCTGATTATCGGCCCGAGTTTCATCGGGGATACTGTGAGACGTAGCCCATTGTTCTGTTTTATAAGTATCGGTAGACATACCGAAGCCGCCTTCAGGGAAGTCTCCCCCCCAAGCGCGCTCTTTGGCGTCGTCTAGCATCCAATACTTCTGATCAAAAACAAAGAAGGTGCCCGCGGAACTATTCACTGGAATACCAGGAGCAGCCCGATCCGCTACAAAGCGGGCGGGTTCGTTCATATAGCCGACGAGCATGTTTGTTAGGACAGGATCAACGGCTCGAACATCTGTGCGAGTAGGTTTAGACATCGTTTATCCTCCTAGCTGTCGCTCATTTGGCCGGGAACGGCACAAATTTGAATAACATCACCAGCGGCGGCGGTGGCTTCTACGGCTTGACCAATGGTGTAATCGAGGTCAGTTGTAGTTGCTTTAACGCGTCCGGTGCTGGAAACCGTCAGATAGGAACCGGCGCTCACGCTGGCTTCACCTAACGCTTTGCAATACCCTAGACCGGCTACCTGAGCAGCCTCGCCATCATTGGGTTCGTTCTGTAAGATGCCCACTAAGCCATCTGTAACCGCAGTCGCAACCTTGACGGTGCCCGCGGTGCTGCCGTATTTCACGACATAATATTGTTTGGTACGTAGGTCGCCGGTAGCAACTAAGCCCACGGCAGGCCCAAACCAATTAGAACCTTGTGCCATATAATTACCCTCCGTAATTGGCTACCAGCTCCGGCGCTTCTTGAATAACAAGGGCCATCGCGGCATTGTAAGTAAGTCCGTCCGCTTGCATCTTGGCAAGTACGGCGGCGTTGAGTGCTTCGGCTGAATCTTCGGGCAGGCCATCGCCTTCGGTGCCGATTTCTTCAGTCAGTTTGCTTTCGTCAATTTGCGCTGATAGCGCTTTGAACTCTTGTACGAAGCGGTCAGCGGTTTCGTCA